TCGCGGCCGTTTTTTGATGCTCAAAAACCCGAAAACCCGCGCCAGTATTGGGATTTCGGGCTCCGGGGGTCCGCGGGTCCTTCCGGAGGGGGTGGGGGGAGCGCGGGTACTGGCGACCCCGAAAATCCACCGAGTATAAAAATTTTTGCACAGTAGGCATTGTGCATTTTGGAGGGGGTATCGTGAGCGAAAAAATCAAGACGAAAATCGTCGACGACGCCTTATGTATCAACACTTTTGGGCTATGCGAAGTGCTCAATGTACACCGCAATACACTTGCACAGTGGGTCAAGGCTGGTATGCCAAAACGGTCGAATGGTTGGTTTGTGCTTCGGGATGCAATTACCTGGGTGATGGAAAACCGGGGAGTGAAGCGGAAGCCGAGCGAATCCGAAGAAGGGATGACCCTGGCGCAGCAGAAGCTGTACTACGAGGCCGAGCTGAAGAAACAGCAGGCAGAGTCCGCAGAACTCAAAAATGCCATCTCCAGAGGCGAGTACATTCGCCGGGAGGAGGTCGTCAGCGAGCTGCAACGTTTCCTTGTGGCTCTCCGGCGGTCTATGCAGGGCTACAGCCGCAAAGTCGCGATGGAGATCGCCCCGTATGTGGAGCCGGACAAAGTACGCGTGATCGAGCAGCAGATTGCCGACACCACGAACGACGTGCTGCTCCAGTTGTCGGTCCGGGGTGTGTACGATGCCAAAAAATCATGAATGGCCGCCTTGGATTGAGGAAGCCCTGCAAGTATTGAGACCGCCCGAAAAAATGACGGTTTCAGAGTGGGCGAACAAGTTTCGCGTACTCGATTCCCGTACATCTGCTGAGCCTGGCCCGTGGTCGACGGAGCGGACGCCATATCTGCGCGGTATCATGGATGCCTTCATCGATCCAAGGATTGAAGAGATTATTTTTGTAAAGCCGACGCAAGTCGGCGGCACGGAGGCGATCAACAACATGCTCGGGTACGCAATTGCGCAGGATCCGAGCCCGGCGCTGATCGTCTATCCGACGCTGGATCTGGCTGAATTCACCTCGAAAAACCGGATGCAGCCAATGGTCCAGCTCAGCCCTGCACTCGCTGAACGGTATCAGGACGAGGAATCGAAAGTTCTGGAGCTGCAATTCGACGGCATGTATGTGGTTATCGCTGGAGCGAACAGCCCGGCTTCGCTGGCAAGCCGGCCGATTCGATATCTGTTCATGGATGAGGTCGATAAATATCCTCGAAGTGCAGGCAAAGAAGCGGATCCGCGGGCACTGGCTCGGGAACGGACGAAGACGTTCACCTACAACAAGAAGATCGTTCAAACCTCCACGCCGACATACAAGTTCGGCCCGATCTGGCAGGCCTACGAAGGGGCAGACGTAAAGCTCAGGTATTACGTTCCGTGCCCGCATTGCGGCACCTTTCAGGTGTTCAAGTTCAAGCAGATCAAATTTGACCGGTCGCTACCGCGGGATGAAATTCGGAGTACCGCACATTACGAGTGCGAACGGTGCCGCCAGGCGATCCGTGACGCTCAGAAGCCGGGGATGCTGCGCTCCGGCGAATGGCGAACGGACGACGGCCGCGCGGATGTGCGCGGGAACAAAACGGCGTTCTGGCTCAATGCGATCTACAGCCCGTGGGTGCGCTTCGGAGATATGGCATACGAGTTTCTGATCTCGAAGAACACGCCGGAGGAGCTCATGAACTTTGTCAACTCCTGGCTTGCCGAGCCGTGGGAGCAAACCCAGGTTAAGCTGAACAGCGAGAAAGTTCGTGAGCGGACCAGCGGATATGATGAGGGCGTCGTGCCGGATGGCACAATCTTGCTGACGGCTGGCGTGGACGTGCAGCAGGACCGGTTTTACTTCACGATTCGCGCATGGGGCGAGCGCATGACAAGCTGGAACGTGCGCCACGGTGTGGCTGAGACGTGGGCGGAAATCGAAGAGATCATGAACACGCCGTACTATTCGAAAGACGGAGCCGAATACTTCGTGAACCTATGCGCCGTGGACTCCGGGTACAATGCGGACGAGACATACGATTTCTGTGCGCAAAACAGTGAATGGGCCGTTGCCGTCAAAGGCTCCAGCAATGAGATCCCCAACAAGTACCGGCTCACGCATATCGACCGCACGGACAAAGGCAAGGCCAGCATTTCGCTGTACCTCGTATATGGTGCGTATTACAAAGATTTCATCACAAACCGGATTGCGCGCAAGCCGGACGAGCCAGGCGGCTGGTATGTCCATAACGACTGTGACCATGATTATGCTGAGCAAATCACAGCCGAAGAAAAGGTGAAGGTGAAGCGCGGCAGCCGCGAAGTCGAAGTGTGGCAACTGAAATCCGCGCACGCAGACAACCACTACCTCGATGCTGAAGTGTACGCTGCGTTCGCGGCCGATCGGCTCGGGATACGATATATGCGCTACGAAGCGGTTAAATCGCCTGCGCAGAAAATTGAAGCGGCCGGGCCGAAGCCGAAGATGAACTCATGGATCGAGGGGAGGTCGTGGTTGTGACGAACGAAGAGCGTTTGGAGAAACTCAGGGCGCAGCTCGCCGAGGTGGAGAAGGCCATTCAGGCGGTCTACGAAGGCGCCCAGGAATATCGAATTGGCAGCCGGACCATCCGGCGCGCGGATCTCGGTACGCTCTATCAGGAGAGAGACCGCCTGGAACGTGAGATTCAGGTTCTGGAACAGGGCGGAGTCTTCAGATTCGCCTATTTCGAAGGGAGGTGAACCTGTGAACTGGATTGACCGCGTCATTGCGTCCATCAGCCCCAGATGGGCATACAAACGCATGGCCTGGCGCTCGGGCATGGATCTGTTCGATTCCGGCGGCCGCGGTCGGCTGAACGCGAATTGGAACCCGGCGCAGAAATACGATCAATTCCGGATGGCGCGTGAGCGCGCCGTCATTCGTGCCAGAGCCCAGGACATGGAGCGGAATAGCGATCTGGCCGCCGCCGTGCTATCGGCCTTCGATCGGAACGTGGTCGGAAGCGGGCTCGTCCTGCAGGCAAAGATCGGGCAGGATGTGGCTGGAAACGAAAATGACGAGCTGAACGCCAAGATCGAGAAGATGTGGCGTGAATGGTCGAAGGCCGAGAATTGCGACATTACAGGCACGCAGTCGCTGGAAGAGATCGAGTCCATGCTAATCCGCCGTTATATCGTAGACGGAGGCTTTTTTGTGGTCAAGGTGTATGTGAAGGACCGGCGATTTCCTTTTAAGCTGCAGATCCGGTCCGTCGATGAGCTTGCGACGAATCTTCCGGCGTACCACGATCGGCGCGTCATCGAAGGTGTGGAGCTGGACCAATACAATCGCCCTGTCGCATACCACTTCAAGAAGATCGACGCTTCGGGACTTTCGGAGTTCTCGAATGAGACCGTACGCATCGAAGCCCGGGACGTCATTTATATTTTCAAAAAGACGCATCCGCAGCAGATCCGGGAAGTGTCACTGTTGGCGACGGCGCTGAACCGTATCAAGGACGCCAACCAATTTATCGAGGCGGTTGGCATCAAGGAGCGGGTGCTGGCGTGCATGGCCGTCTTCATCAAGAAGAGGGAACCAACATCACCCGGCCGCGGGCTAGGACCTTCGGGACAGAACATCAGCTACGATGGCATGACGCTATCGCCGGGTATGATCGGGGAATTGAACCCCGGTGATGAGGTGCAGACAGTCATTCCTTCCGGACAGGCGAGCAACACAAAGGATTTTCTCGCGACCCTCGTCCGACTGATTGCCGCGGGGCTCGGCCTCAGCTATGAGGCGGTATCGCGCGACTTGTCTCAGGTGACGTACTCTTCGGCGCGGCAGGGGCTAATTGAGGACCGAAAGGTGTTTCGCAAAATGCAGCGCATGCTGGCCGATCGGGTGCTGACGCCGATCTATCTGGAATTTCTGGACGCGATGCACCTGACGGGTCAGCTCAATATCCCTGATTATCTGAAAAACAAAGAGCGTTACACTGCACACGTTTGGATACCTCCGGGAAGTTCGTGGATTGATCCCACGAAAGAGGTGACCGCAAACAAAATCGCGCTGGAGACGAATCAGGATACCCTCCAAAGAATTGCCGCGGAAAGGGGTGAGGACTGGAGGGAAGTGCTGAAGCAGCGAGCGGCTGAAATTCGCTATATGCAGGAACTTATGGGAGGCGTTGAATCTGTTGCAGATGACAATGAGGGAGCCGATGACGATGAGTCGGTCGCGTAGTCTCGACAAGAATTTGACGCGTACGCTCACCTTCGAACGTGAGGCGATCAACGAAGAGGAGCGGACTGTCGAATTGTCCTTCTCATCGGAGATGCCATACGAGCGTTGGTTCGGCTCGGAAATTCTGAGCCACGACAGCGGCGCCGTGGACTTGAGCCGACTGCAGGAGGTCGGCGTACTGCTCTTCTCACACGGGCGAGATGCCAGATACGGCCGGATGCCGATCGGTACGATCGTCCGCGTCTGGATCGACGAAGAACAGCGGAAGGGCAAGGCCATCGTCAAGTTCGACGACGACGAGGACAGCGACAAAGTGTTCCGGAAAGTCGTCAAGGGCATCATCAAGGGCGTATCGGTGGGATACGCAGTCAGCGCGTGGGAAGAAGTCAAAGCAGGGAAAACCTCATCGAACGGACGGCACACCGGTCCGGCATATGTCGCCGTGAAGTGGCAGCCGTTCGAAATCTCGATCGAGCCGACGCCGGCGGATCCATCGGTTGGCGTTGGAAGAAGCAATTCAAACGAAGGAGAGGAAGAAACGATGAATGGACTGAAACGGTTGGCCTTGGCTCAGGGATTCCTGGTACCGGATAACGGGGCGCCGGCAGGCGGCAGCACTTCGGCGGTTGAGCGGACTGCCGCGCCGGCAGCGAGCAATCCCATTGATCCGGAGACGCTGCAGCGGCAGGCGGCCGAAGCTGAACGGAACCGGGTGGCCGAAATCACGGAGCTGTGCCGCAATTTCGGGATGGAGGATGAGCTTCCGGAGTACATCCGGAGCGGAGTGACCGTACAGGCGGTCAAAGACGCCATCCTCGAAAAGCAACTGCAAAGCCGGAAGCCGGCTGCACAGCAGGTCATCGTACAAGCTGAAGATACGGACAAGTTCCGCGCGGCCGCATCGGACGCGCTGCTGATCCGTGCTGGCCGGCATATCCAGAAGCCGGCTGACGGCGCGTGGAACTGCGCGGCATGCGTCTGCGCGACCTCGCAATCGAATGTCTGCAACGGATCGGCGAATCCGGGGTGCATCGACTTAACGATGATGAGCTCCTGAAGCGGGCGCTCATGCCGGACAGCCAGTTCGCCGGCATCATCTCGAACGCCGTGAACAAGACGCTGTCCCAGGTGTATCAGGAGACGCCGACGACATTCCAGTACTGGACGAGCCGCGGGTCGAACCCGGACTTCAAGGCCGCGGAACATTACCGCATGAGCGAGGCAGGGGATCTGGAACTGGTACCGCAGAACGGCCAGATCCCGTATGATGAAGGCCTGAAGGACGAGAAGGTCACGAAGGCCGTATTGACATACGCAAAACGGTGGGGATTCACCAGACAAGCGTTTGTGAACGATGATCTGGGGATGCTCAGTCGCGTGCCGGCCGCCTATGTGTCGGCAGCAAAACGCGGCATCAACAAGCTGGTGTACCAAATGCTCGGCAGCAACCCGACGATCTACGACGGCAATCCGCTTTTTGACACATCCCGAAACAACCTGGGCACCCCGGGCAAGATCAGCACGATGACGATGAGCGAGGCACGTCGGAAGATGCGCACGCAGAAGAACCAACGTGGACTTGCCACGCTCAATCTCGCGCCGAAATTCCTGCTCGTGCCGGCCGCGCTGGAAACGGACGCGCTGCAGTACATGCGCAGCGAAGCCGATCCGGAAGGCGCACACAGCGGCGTCGCAAACGTCTTCCGGAACGCGTACACGGTCATCGTGGATGCCGAACTGGATACGTACAGCGAGACGGCGTGGTATCTGGCCGCTGATCCGAGCATTGCGGACACCATCGAGGTCACGTATCTGCGCGGCCAGGAAGAACCGACGCTCGAGACGGACATCCCATTCGATCGCCTCGGTATGGATTTCCGGATCTATTTCGATTACGGGGTGACGGTACTCGACTCTCGCGGCCTCTACATGAACGCCGGCGTCGCCGGGGGTGAAGACGTATGAACCTGACGCGGCCGCTCAATTATGGCGGCAGGCTGTATCGCGCCGGCGAGAATATCGCCGGCCAACTGCCGCCTGACATGATCGCTTTGCTTAAGGCGAACGGTACCATCACCACTGAATCCGATCCTTCTCCGGCGGCGGTTGTCAAATCCGCACAGCCGACCGTCGCAGAACTGAAAAAGCTGGTCGCTGAAACGGAAGATCTGAAGCAGTTGTCCGAATGGCTCAGGGAGGAGCGGGAAAGCGACAATCCGCGGGCCAGCGCAATCAAGCTGCTGGAAGAACGCATCGCCGAGCTCGAAGAATCCCAAGCGATTGGGAATACGGATGATGTCGAAGATGAGCCTTAAGGATCGCGTTTCGGACGATCTGTCCATGTTCCTAAATCTTGATGAATTCGCCGAACATCATGACATCGACGGAGAATCCGTCCCGATTGTACTCGACTCTGATCTGATCAACCGCCGGCCGCATCTTTATGCGGAGGGCACGTATCAGAACAGGGTCGTTTTCTTTGTCCGCGAGACGGATCTCGGATACCGGCCGGTCGAGGGGCAAGTGATGTCCCTCGACGGCCAGCCGTATCTGATCGTCCAGGTCGGCGAAGACATGGGGCTGCTCAGTGTGACGCTGGAGGGGAACCAAATATGAAGCTGATCACGAACGCCAAAGAGTTCAGGACCGCGACCGTCGGCCTTCGATTCGTGCGCGACAATCTGCCAAAGGCGTTTGACGCCACTCTTCGGCGCGTCATGGCGGGGGTAAAGACGGAGGCCGCTCGCGCCGTGCGCGAGCGGTATTACGTCCGCCACGGTGACGTACT